GACGGCGGCGGCTGGCTGGAGCACACGGGCGGGGCCGCGCTGGTGGCCCATCAGTCGCGGCGGCCGGACGCGGTGCTGACCGGGGCGCAGTGGGACACCATGGCCCGGATCGCGGCGAACGCGGACGGGCCCGGGGTGACCATCCACGGGAACGTGTACGGGGACCCGCAGGACATTGTGGACGAGCTGGAGGCGCGGAAGCGGCGGGCCGTGACGCTGCACAACCTGGGCGCGATCACGGTGGGAGGCTGAGATGTCGGCTGGGATTGTCTACGCGCTGCCGGCCCCGCCGCTGCCGCCGGAGGTGCCGCTGTTCGTCAAGACGGCGGTCACCTGGACGGGCTGGGACGGCTCGGTGTGGGACCTGACGGCCCCGGACTCCGGGGTGGTGCTGGTCAACGAGGGGGTCGAGGGGCTGCACCTGCCCACGTTCCGGGCCTGGACCCGGCAGTCCCCGGCGGTGCCGGGGCAGACGTTCGCCGGGGCGATCGCCGAACCGCGGGACGTGGTGCTGCCGCTGCTGGTGTTCGAGGACGGGACGAGCCAGGAGTGGCTGGACCGGGACCGGGCGTTCTGGCGGTCGATGCACCCGGCCAGGTACGGGACCTTGACCGTCTCGCCGGCGGGCACGGGCACGTCCCGGTCCCTGCGGCTGCGCCTGGTCCCGGAGGATCACGCGTTTTCCATGGATCCGGTGTTCGCGTGCTGGGCGGCGTACGTGGTGCGCCTGGTCGCGGACCGGCCGTTCTGGGAGGGGCAGCCGGTCCGGGCGGCCTGGACGTCCCCGACGTCGCAGGAGTTCTACGAAACGACGGGGCCCCATCTGGTCAACATCAACTCCGGGCACGTCGCCGCGGACGCGGTGGTCACGAACGCCGGGGACGAGGACGCGTGGCCGGTGTGGACGGTGATCGGCCCGGTAACGGCCGCGCACATGGGCGTCGGGGAGCTGGTGCTGGACGCGCCGGCGGTCGAGGCCGGGAAGGCTTTGGTGATCGACACGGACCCCCGGGTGCAGACGGTCATCGAATACGACTACGACGCCGGGGACGGCACGGAGCCGGAGACGTTCACGGACCCGGTGGACCGGACGGCGGACCTGGCCGGGGCGGTGGATTTTGCCGCGATCCCGGCCGGCGGTACGTCGCCGATCAACATTTCCATTACCGGCGGCGGGCTGCTGCGGGTGGAGCTGACGCCGCTGTACTGGAGGGCCTGGTGAACGGGCCGCCGCCGTTCCGGCTGGCGGCCTACAGCCGGGACTTTGTGCGGCAGGGCTGGATCGGGGAACCGGTCGCGGTGGCGTGCACGGTGGTGCATAACGGGATCTCGGAGGCGTCCGTGACGGTGGGCGCGGCGGACCCGAAACTGCCGCTGCTGCTGGACCCGGGGGCGCGGCTGGTGGTCGAGTACCTGGGCGAGGCGCTGCTCTCGGGCCCGGTGCGGGCCCGGTCCGGGAACGGTCCGGGAACGGCCGGGACGGTGACGGTGTCCGTGGTGGACGACTTCCGGCTGCTGCACCGGGTGCTCGGCTGGCCGGTGCCGGGCGCGGCGATCACGGCGCAGAACAGCGCGGAGTACTACACGCGCTCCGGGCCGGCGGAAACGGTCCTCAAGGACGTGGTCGCGGCGAACGCGGTGGCACGGCTCGGGGAACCGGTCACGGTGGCCCCGTCCCTGGGCCGCGGGGCGAACATCACGGCGGCGTTCCGCTTCCACCCTCTGGCGGACGTGCTGTTCCCGGCGGTGGACTCGGCCGGGATCGGGGTCACGGTCCGGCAGTCCGGGGCCGGGCTGGTCGTGGACTGCTACGTCCCGGAACTGTACCCGCGGACCCTGACGGAGGCCGGCGGGGCGGTCGCGGAATGGTCGTGGACGTCCTCGGAGGCCGAAGCGACGCACGTGGTGGTCGGCGGGCAGGGCGAAGGCACGGCCCGGGGGTTCGCGGCGTTCACGGACGCGGCCCGGGTCGCGGCCCTGGGCGAACGGATCGAGGTGTTCCGGGATGCCCGGGACACGGGCACCGCGGCGGTGTACGCGGAGCGGGCCGCGGAAACGTTCGCCGAAACGGCCCCGAAGGCCGGCCTGTCGGTGAAGTTCTCCGAAACCTCGGTGTTCCGCTACGGCGGGCCGGGCGGGGTGCGGGTCGGGGACCGGGTCACGCTGCGGGTCGGGGCGGGCCTGGAAATCACGGACACGCTGCGCAGCGCGTCTTTCTCCTGGACCCGGGACGGCGGGCTGGAAGTCACGCCGGCCGTGGGGGACCTGGACGACAAGCCTGACAACCAAGTTGCGCGGGCCGTCGCGTCGATCGCGGCCGGCGTGCGGGATTTACGGAGGAAATGACCGTGACCATTCTGAGCACCTTCTACGACACGAGCGCGGGCGTTCCGTCGTCCCTGGTGAACGAGATCAAGTGGGCCAAGGCGCACCCGCATATCGGGGCGTCCCACTACGGGGTCGAGGGGCCCGGAGACTATGCGGTCAGCGCTCACCCGTCGACGCCGTATGCGGTGAACGTCGCGGCCGGGAAGGCGTGGGGCCGGGGCGTCTTTGACGACTCGGACGGCATCGAAACCGTGACCTGCGCGGCACCGGCGGCCGGGACGACGCGCTGGGACCTGATCTGCGTGCGCCGGAACTGGGGCCCGGTCGCGGGCGGGCCGTCGACGGTGACCTCGGTGCCCGGCGGCACGGTGCGGGCGATCCCGGGGGACCGGCAGAACACGCCGGGCACCCTGGACGACCAGCCTCTTGCCCTGGTCCAGTGGACGGCCGGGCAGACTCAACCGACCGCGATTGCGGACCTGCGCTGCTGGGCCGGGAACGGCGGGATGCTCGCCAAGGACGAGCTGGTGCTGTCCTACCTGGGGCAGCTCGGCGCCTCGGTGAAGATCGGCACCGATCACTGGTCCTATGAGCTGTTGACCAACGACGTCCCCGGCTGGGTGAACGAGGACGGCTCCGGGCCCTGGACGCCGCTGACCCTGTCCGCAGGCTGGGCGTCGAACGGCATTGCCTCGGTGCGGACCGTGGGCCGGGGCGCGTTCATCCACGTGGCGATCGATGCCCGGTACACGGCCGGGTCGGTGATCGCCGAAGGCTGGATCATTGCGCCGCTGCCGGTGGGGATGCGGCCCACGGACCGTGTCTTTGTGCCCGGCACCACGAACACGTACCGGACCGCGGCCATTTACTCGGTGCACGCCGGCGGGGTCGCGGTCGGCCCGTTCCCGGCCGGTACGGTCTGCCAGCTCAACGGCCTCGCGCCGCTGAAATAAGAGGAGGACCCGGTGACTGATTACCCGTTCGACATGCAACTGGTGGTGGACCCGAACAACCCCGAGAACATCGTCCGGGACGCCGCGGTGCAGATTTTCGCGTCCTCGGACATGGCCGGGGCCTCGCCGCTGGCGCTGACGTCCCCGGCCGGGGCGCCGCTGCTTAACCCTTTGATCAGCAACCCTAACGGGTTCCTGCAGCCTTTCGTGGCCACGGTTCCGCAGGTGATGTGGAAGTCCGGCCCGTACCAGGGCTATTTCAATTCCTATGTAGGGATGCGGGACGAGGCGGTCGCGGCCAGGGCTGCGGCCGAAGCGGCGGCCACGAGCGCGGCGGACGCGGCGGAGAGCGCGCTTGCTCCCACGGACGCGGCCGTCGACGCGGGCATCGTGCGGGCGGACATTCCGGGCCAGGTGTCGGCGGCGACGTCGGCGGGCCTGGCGGCGAAGCTGGACACGGCCACGGCGGTCACCCTGTACGGGGACTTCCAGACGGCACTGGCGAAATGGACCCCGAAGATTACGGCGTCCCGGCTCCAGACGGACAAGCTGACGGACTGGTTCACGGCCCTGGGCACCGGCAAGGCGCAAATGTTGGCGATCGGGGACTCGATCACGGAGGGCACCGGAGCGTCCACCATGGCGAACCGCTGGCAGACTCTGCTGCAGGCGCTGCTGCGGGAGCACAAGGGCTCCATCGTGGGCGCGGTGTTCCCGTACATTGCCGCCAACCCTGTGACGAGCGTGGCCGGAAAACCGGTGGTCCTGTCCGGGACGATTACCCGGTCCAACACGTTCGGCGGCATCTCGGGGCGGTCCTCCAACATGTCGGCCGGGGCGTCGGAGACGTTCACCTTCTACGGGGACCAGTTCAAGTTGCTCTACTTCATGGGCTCCACGACGGCGTTCATGAACGTGGTCACGGACGGCGGCGCGCCGGTCATTTTCGACACGAACAGCACCCGGCTGGGGGTTATCGGGAACGCGGCGGCGGTGTATACGTCCCCGCTGCTGACCCTGGGCACGCATACCGTGGTCGTGTCCCGGGACGCGTCCACGCCGGTCGGCACGAACACGGTCGTCCTGGGCGGCATGGTGACCTACAACCAGGACCAATCCACGGGGGTGCGGGTCCTGGACGGCGGCTATCATGGCGCGAACTCCGGCACCGGGATCGACTGGAACCACACGGGCAAGAACACGGTCGCCGCCGGCGGCGCGGACCTGGTGGCCATCGCGTTCGGGATGAACGACGTCCCCACGAACGGGGTAGGCGGCACGCCGGTGGCCACGTTCAAAACGAACATCCTCTCGATCATCTCCAAGCTGCGGGCGGAGGGCCTGACGAAGTCCTACCTGCTGGTCGGCATGTACCAGGGCAACTCGAAGCTAACGGCGGACTGGACGCCGTACATGACGGCCTTGTCCGAGATCGCCGCCGCAGACTCGAAGGTCGCGTTCCTGAACCTGGGCCTGCACATGCCGGCCCCGCCCAATCCGTACAACCTGGCCGGCGGGCTCGGGCTGTATGCGGACGGGCTGCACCCGTCCGATAACGGGCATTCCTGGATGGCGCAGACTGTCGGCTCGGCGCTGAAGGCATAGGGGGGCGGGTGTGATGGGCAAGACGCGCGGCCGGTTTCATGCGCGGGAGCCGGTGCTGATCAACGTGGCGCAGGTGGTGACGAACGTGTCCGCGGCCGGGGCCGGGCTGCTGGCCGCTGTGGGCGGGCTCCCGACCCTGGTGACGGGGACCATTGGCCCGGTGCTGGCCGTCGCGGTCGGCTCGATCCTGCTGGTGGGCGGGGTCCTGGGCACGGTGACGGTGCTGGCCGGGGTGTGGTGGCTGGAACGGGTCGCGCTGCTGATCGTGGGCCTGGGCTGGGTGCTGCTGCTGCCGGCCTCCCTCACGGTGGCCATGTCCGGCCGCGGTTTCGCGGTGTGGCTGGTGGTCGCGCTGATTTTCGCGGCCCTGGGCGACGTGTTCAAACGGTACCGGCGGATCGACTGGGCGTATCTGGACCCGGGCAGATAAGGGGCGGTGATGAATCCGGAGCTGATCACGGCGATTATCGGGGTCGGCGGCCTGGCCGCCCTGCTGCCGAAGCTGGTCGAGGGCTGGGTCGCGTGGCGGTCCGGGAAGGCCGTGGCCGAACGCGGCCGGAACCGGACCGCCCTGCAACGGCTGGCCGCTGCGGAGCTGCGCGCCGAAGCGGAGGCGGACTTCCGGCGGGCCCTGGAGGAATACGCGGGGGCGCTGCGGCTGCTGCTTGTCTCGGCCGGGGTCCCGGCGGAGCGGATCCCGGCATGGCCGGTGCGCCGGAACGGCGACAAATAAGGTAACGGCGGGCCCCGGGCTGACCCCGAGGGCCCTTTGCTGTGCCCGGGAAGGGGTGCGGGGTGAAGCTGTCAAACATGGCGGTCGTGCTGCGGCGGGCCGGGGTGTCCGTGGTCGAGACTCCCGGATGGGCGTCCCGTGGGTACAAACCGGACGACAATATGCCGGCGCTTGACCTGCGGCAGGTCCGGGGGGTGCTGTGGCATCACACGGCCACGGGCCGGGACGCGTTCGTGCACGCGGACGCGCCGACCCTGGGTTTGTGCATCCACGGCCGGGCGGACCTGCCCGGGCCGTTGTGCCATATTTTGCTGGGCCGGGACGGGGCGGCGTACCTGGTCGCCGCGGGCCTGGCCAATCATGCCGGGGAAGGCCGGGCGCCGGGCATCCCGGAGGATCAGGGCAATTTCTACTTGATCGGCATCGAAATGGAGTCCTCGGGGGTGGCGCCGTGGGACTGGACGGCCTCGCAGCTGCGGGCCGCGCCGAAGCTCGGCGCGGCGCTCGAGGCGGCGTACCTGTCCGGTCTGCCGGAGGACGAACGGCTCCAGCTCGGACACAAGGAATATTCGACC